ATATAGTCTGACTATGTGGTCCTGCCGTTTTCCTGGTGACTCGATATGAACCCAATCGAAAAGATTAAAGAGTATCTAACCGATAAGTACAACGATTTCAATGACGTTGATGACACAAAGTCAATGGAGATCATTGCTGACGTGTATTACTTTGTTGAAGAAGTTGAAGCTTATAGTTTAGTCACTGGGGATGATGTGAATGACAAGATTCGGGAACAGTTTATGAACGTTGTCACAGAACACATTGCAGAAAAGTCCCTGAAGGGCCTTGACAAGGATTAGTGACCTAGATATATTAGTCAGGTGTTCATCCTTAAGACCAATGACTCAACTCTTGCAAAAGCGTCGATACCGTGTTGTCTTAGAACTTGATATTTTGGATGATAGTCATCCTGAAGATTTCAACTGGGAAAGTATGCTTGATATTCAGGGAGATGAGAGTGTGCGTCTAATGGATGTATCTGAAGATACTAACGATATTGAGTGGTAACCAATGAATCTTTCCTTACAAGAAGTCGATGCACTAATCACGTCTCTAGAATTACTTTCTAATTATTCTGAGAGACAACAAGAAGCGATCTCACCAGGTACAGATTATTCAGAACTGTACCGAAGGCTTAAAGATTACCGCCACCAACTGACAGTCTGAGAACTGTCCACGGCCCTCGCCTAGAGGGTCGTTTTTTTGTATATTAGCCATGTTGACACGGAGATGACTTGACCCACACTCCCTACGCTCTGCGCCCCCACCAACAGGACGTTGTTGATGCGATGATCGTTCATGACAAAGGTCAGGTGATCGTGCCCACGGGCGGCGGCAAGACCTTGTGCATGATTCACGATGTGATCGAGAACTGCAAATATATTGACAACGGCATGACCACCGTTGTTGTTGCTCCTCGTATTCTTCTTGCAGAACAACTTTGCAAGGAGTTTATGGAGATTATGGATACAACTTACACTCATGTGATGCACGTTCACAGTGGTGATGTTGAGTTCTTCCATACCACTAACCCTGAACAGATTCACCTGTTCAACAACACTGCCCGCACTGCTGGTGAGAATGTTATCATCTTCACCACATATCACTCCCTGCATCGTATTCAGGAAGCTGACATTCAGGTTGACAACATCTATTTTGATGAGGCCCACAACAGTGTGAGTCGTCAATTCTTCCCCGCGACTGAGTTCTTCAGTTACGAAGCTGGTCGTGTGTTCTTCTTCACTGCCACTCCTAAACATTCTGTCACCATCTCCAAGCCTGGGATGAATGATGGTTATGTTTATGGTCAGGTGATCGCTAACGTTCCTGCACCTAAACTGGTTGAGGGAGGTTACATTCTGCCTCCTAAAGTTGTGGTCAAGAATCTTCCCACTCACGAGTTTCAACTCACTGATTCTCAGAATCTGATTGAGAGTATTGAAGAGAACAATGTGGATAAGATCCTGGTTGCTGCTCGTTCGACCAAACAAATTATCCGTCTGATGAGTCATTCTGACTTTCAGATTCAACTCACTCAACGTGGTTATTCTTGCATGTATATCACATCCAAGACTGGAGCTGTGATTGACGGTAAGAAAGTTTCTCGCGAACAATTCTTCAAGACGTTGAATGCTTGGGGTGTTGATCCTGAGAAGAAGTTTGTTGTTCTGCATCACTCTATTCTGTCTGAAGGTATCAACGTCAAGGGTCTTGAGGCTGTCATCTTCATGCGGAACATGGATTACATTTCCCTGAGTCAATCCATCGGTCGTGTGATTCGTCTGGGTGACAAGTCTAAGACCTTTGGTCTCTGTGTTGTCCCTGTTTATGATCGTGTGGGTATCAGCACCTCCCGTAAATTGCAGGCGGTTGTTGATACTGTGTTTGAACAGGGTGAACCTGCTGTGTCGGTGGTCAAGCGATAATGGTATAAATAACTCAGTGAACTAGATGTAATGGTCGTTTAAAGTAACAACTATGAGTACGTTAAAAACAAACGAAATTCAAACTACCTCTGGTAAAAAGATCTTAGGTAGTACTGGTAGTGTGATTCAAACTGTTCATGCACCTTTTACTACTGTTAGAACAGGAACAAGTAGTGGTAATCGGGTAGACATTTCCGGCTTTCTTGCCAGCATCACACCATCTTCTACATCAAGTAAGGTTCTTATTATTTGTCACATGTCTGGAGTATTTGACTGTGATGGAAGATTAGATTTGAAGAGAAACGGTACTGTTTGTAAACAGAACTTACTTGGAACTGATAGAGATGCTAATGATGATTGTAACACTCTCTGTGGTTTGTTTTTAGATAGTCCCAATACTACGAGTGCCATTACATATCAGTGTTCGGTTGTGGCCACTGGTTGTGGCACAGTTTTTCATGTAAATAGAAGTAAAACAGGATCCACAGGTAATGGGGTTTCTGGACTCACGTTAATGGAGATTTCAGCATAATGTCTAATCCAGTTCAAGCTTGGGAAATCGTATTCGGCATTTATCCAGCTACACCAGGTAGGATTCCAGTCTGGTCAGTAGAAGGTGATATTTACAGCTATGACAGTCTCGTGTGGGGAGAACCCGACGATAGTGATATGCCAAAACCAACTCGTGAAGAATTTGAAGCAAAGAGAGTAGAACTTCAAAACGCCAGAGATAATTCACAATATGCAAGAAATAGAGCAGAACAATATCCTGACATTGGAGATCAACTAGATGATCTTTTCCGTGCGGGAGCATTTTCTGATGACATGGCTGCGAAGATTCAAGCTGTAAAGGATGCGAATCCTAAACCAGGTGCCTGATGGCCAGTTAGTCAAAGTGTCCACTCAACCACCCTTCGGGGTGGTTTTCGCGTATATTGGCCATGTTGAGAGGAACACCGATGACCACCACCGAACAAACCCGAGTCCAATTCCTGACTGAAGCTCTTGTTGAGGTTCTGAACAATCAATGGAAGGTTGATGCAATCGAGTCTGGTCATCAGTGTTACTATCAAACTGAAATTGAACAAGGAAGAAAATATATCAAACTCATCACCTGGTTGAGTACTTATGGTAATCGCGAACGTGGTAACTCTGCTTATATGTTCGTTGACAAAAAGACTGGTGAGTGTTACAAACCCGCATCTTGGAAGTCTCCTGCAAAAGGTGTCCGTTATCTAATCACTCAACTTGCAGACAATCCCGAGACCTGCGATCCTTACGGTTCTTTTCTTTATCTCTGATGAAAGACTTCAAACCCTATTCTCAAGTCTGCTTTGATGCTCTCCGTGCAAATGTTGACAACTGGAGTGATCCTGCAAACCATCGGCCAATCACCAGAATCTTTTACGATCTGGTGTTCTGTTCTGGTTACAACCACACTGGGCTAATCAGTGAGGAAGCTCTCAACAATCCAACGCAACGTACAGACGATCATTGTCTGTCACCCCAGTTCATTTGTCGAATGATTATGGACAACCCAGACAAATATCTGGGTGATTATGATACCTTTGAAATGTTGTTCTTCCTGTCAAGAACTACAATCAAGGTGACGAAAGAGGAGAACGATAAACTCAGTGCCCTGACTGATAATAAGGGAGACACATATAAAGTATTTGTACCAACTAATTTGAAATACAAACATCTTGGTATCAAATTGTATGAGAAGAGAGGACATCGCTGGACAAGTGCGGTAGAATGTGACGATAATGAGATCACACAAGCTCCCAGTGATCTATTAGAATACGAACGTAACTTTCTTGTATCATGACTGATTCTGTTTTCAAAAAACATCGAAAAGAAAGACTTGATGACTCTATTTGTGAGTATCTTGAAGATGACAATCCAGAAACGTTTTGGAGAGAATTGAATGAATGTTTGGATGATTGGATCTCTCATCATCGACAACAAGTTGATAGAGCTTCACTCATGAAAAAAATGATTGGTGGTCATCGTCCATTGCAAATTCAACAGGAATTTGAAACACAAACTTCACTCTTGAAAAAGAAGCTTCCATGAAGAAGTTCCCGATGCCATCCATCCTGGGAAATACTCACCCAGGATGTTACTATGGTCCTGAAGGTGAGTATGGCATTGTGCCAATATGTGGCAGTTCTCAGTATATGGTTCTAGGACCAAATGGTGGTGCTTGTGTTCAACTCAAGAAATGCCGTACTGTAGACACAGCAATGAAATGGATTGACAAAAGAGTGGCCAGTCTACAAGGTGGCCGCAAACGACGCCGACGCTCCTAATTCGATGTATATTGGCCATGTTGAGAGGGGATTCGATCCCTTCTTCCACCAGTTCCCTTTTCTTTTCACTCAAATGGCAACTCGCGCACTGATCGGTCTTCAACTTACTGATGGTTCGATTCTGTCTGCTTATCACCACTGGGATGGCTATCCCGAGTGGCTGGGTGTCAAACTCAACGAAAAGTTCAACACTAAAATTAAAGTTGCAGAACTGATTGATGGTGGTGACATGTCTGCATGTGATGGTGACAATGGCCGTCCTGAGTATTACTCTGAGCGTGGTGAGAACACTCCTCCCACTCTGTGTGTTGACCTGAATGAGTTCCTGCAGGCTGCAGATTGCAGCTATGGTTGTGAGTATGCCTATCACTTTGTTGATGGTGAGTGGATCTGTCATCAACTGAATTACGGTCCTGATCGTCACATGGTCCGCGAGATTCCTATCCCTGTTGCTGCATGACACAACTAATTGATCGTAACGATCCGAGGTACTTTACTTGTACTTCGGATCTTCCTTACAACCGACATAAGTATAAAGTAGTCAACAATCGTGGAGAGTCTGTGATTGTTGATAGTTGGGAAGCTGCCGCTGAAGTGTGGTGGAATACTCCCGCCCTGTTTATTTCACACATTGAGGTTCTTGATCGTGAGTCAAAAGGTTTTGGTAACCGGCCATAAAGGCTTCATCGGTTCATATGTTTACAGTGATTTTTGTCAAACTCATGGTCACCTGGTAACAGGTATTGATGAACCTGATGACATTGCAGATTTTAATGGAGGCGATTACGATGTTGTCATTCACCTTGCTGCCTTTGCTAACATTCGGGATAGTCTCAAAGATCCAGAAAGTTTTTACATCAACAATGTTGTCAAAGCTAAAAACCTTTTTGACTGGTGTAGGGAAACTAATACCCGTTTGCTCTATGCCTCTTCTAGTGCCGTTGATGGTAACTACTGGGAAAATCCCTATGCAATGAGTAAGTGGATCAATGAACAAATGGCTCCACCAAATAGTGTGGGGATGAGATTCACTACAGTTTATGGTTCCAACAGCCGTGAGGACATGTTGTATCGCATGTTGGAAAAAAAGACTGCAACTTATCTCACAAACCACAAACGTGACTGGATTCATGTAAAAGACGTTGCCCGTGCGATCCGATACCTGATGGTGAGCGATCTTACCGGCCCTGTCCCTGTCGGTACAGGAAATGGCGTTTATGTTACTGAGTTGGCTAAAAAGATGGGAATGGGTCATCTTCCTGTGATAAGTGACACTCCTGGTGAATCACATGACAATACAGCCGACACTACTTTGTTGAGAAGTACTGGCTGGTTCCCTAGTGTGAGTGTATTGCAATGAAAGTAAAACTTTCTGAGGGAACATATGTCATAGGTGATCAACAACTAATGATGCATGATGATGTTGATCCACTCTGGAGTATTCCAGTAGAGAATGGTACATATACAGATCAATATGGTTCAAAATATGTGATTACATGTGGAAGGATTGCTGTGTGTCTGGCACAACTTATCAAACATCCACATATCATTGAAAACTCAATCAAAGCTAATGGGTGTTGTGGAAGACAGGTAAATGGCCCATGGTGGATGTTAGGTTGGACGCGGCAATTTAGTGTACTTTGGTCTAGACAATCGTTTGAGGTTGATAATGATAAATTACAGATCGGGCCACTGACTCTGGTAGTGGACAGTTGATCAAACTGGCCACAGAGGACGCCAGAGGGCTCTCATAGATGTATATTGGCCATGTTGAGAGGAACGCCCATGAACACCTACCGCATCGAAG